AACATCCTCACGTTGCAGACTTTTGAACTCTACACATAGTTGATTAGAAGCTTCGAGTATATTAGCCCTCATTTCTTCTTTATGCTTTTCTTCTATCTCTTTTACCATTTTTTCTATTTCTTTTAATCCTATGCGCTGAGAATTGACAACCCCGAGAATTGCTTCGGTCATACTCTATCATTGACTCTCCTTTTTAAATATATCACTGATCAAGGTAGGTTGCTTCGGATCAGCTTTTTTGCGAGGTTTTTTAGGTGGTTTTGCACGCATTAGTAGTTCTCCGAAAATATCATCCTTGACATTTTCAAACAGGGGGTCGAGTAAATCGCATACAGGGTTTAAAAACTTGTTCAAAAAATAATACGGATAGTCGACCGGGAGCTTGTGGTCTCTGGCGTATACAGGATCTTCAGATTTCTCGAATGCACGGGCTTTTGGGTCACCGGTGTTGATAAGAATATATGGTACTCTATCACCGGATTGTGGTTCGGATCCCGGCTGGCGGTCTCTCATTTTTCGAACCACTTGTACATGCGCTTGGCTGATATTTGCAACCTCGTCACTGGTGATAGATACACTTTCCCCTTTCACTTTATATGAATCAGATAGAGACTGACTTAGTATGAGTTTCTCGTTCGGAACATCTCCCTCGAGTAACTCGACCGCTCTTTTTCGAGCAAGAGCCTTGGGTGCGTCTGTACCGTTACTTTCGAGAACTACATCTAGCAACTCTTTACACACTTCTCTCATATAAGGAGTATTATCACGGCGAACAAGTTGTAACCCCTTTACATCTATATAATCCATGTTCATTTCTCCATCTTTACCCTTCGTCCAGAGTTTCGCGGCATATCTCTTCTTACTGTAAAGAAAATATGGGCAGTACACTTTCTCAAGTTCCAAATTATTAGGAGCCTTAAATAACTTCGTACACTCAGCGGCAGCGCGTTCACCAAGTTCCCAACTATACTCAATAGCATCTTTTCCTGTTCGCCCTTGTACGTCAAATTCGACCATGACCGAATCTGTATCTCCGTAGCGCACGTGAGAACCCGGGTAATGTTTTTCAACGTATGCCTTTGTTTCGTCAATCATACCTCGACCTTTCATCGTAGTCGTCGACGCAATAGCCACGCAGGGTAGAATACCCCTCGAGGCTCCGGTAAATCCATAGACACTGTTCATACTGATTTTGTACGCCAACTGCTTACCATTATACATTTGTTTCATTGCACCGGTAGCCTTGGCCATATCCTTTTTCGCTTGTTTTCTAAACGCCTTGAGTTCTACCAAAATACTTGGTAAAATACTTGGAACGTTTTGTGCGAACGTGTGATCTCCGAACGTTTCATATTCAACTCCCGGTAAATTTTTGTATTTAGCGTCCATGACGAGTGTTGAGTAACAGAGATTATGCGCCATCATGATACTTGGATATAGACCTTCAAAATCCAGGGCTGTGATAGGTGTGTAATATGCACCAGACTGTGCTTCTAGTACTGTCGCCCCCACGTATCCAGTATTATCTGTATGACCATATTCATACGTAGGCACTTTAAACTTCATCTCGCGCGCCTTTTTTGTAAGACAACTAAACACCTTTATCTGCTGCCCCCTCTCCACTAAATAGCTGAGTGGTACCCATGTAGCCTTGGCCATCTCTAGAAGATTAATGAACGTACACAGCTTTGAAATAAGGCGATGTGGGAGGAGTGTATCCTTTATACAATACTCCGCAACCTCTCGAAGCTTCACCGGATCTTCTTCCTCGTATCGACGGAACATCTCTTTTGGAGCCATATCAATCTTGTTATCTCCGAGATACAGTTTCGATACATTGTCCAGTTTATACGAATCCAGTTTATATTCGCGCTTTACTTCGTGAAATAGATCAAAGATAAATATACCGGGCATAGGGACGAGCTTCAACTCGTTATCCCCGAGAGCACTCGAGGAAAGCTTTTTACGTACGAGGTCACATACATGCGTTTTCAGTTTACTCATTTTGAAGAAAGATAGAGGACAGGACATCAAATGCCCGCGCTCGATAATATACTCAAGATCAAAACCAAATATATTCCAGCCAGTGATAACATCTACACCCTTTTCGTTGAGATAATTTGAAAATCGAATCAACATATCCTTTTCAGTGGGATACCATTCAATAATCGAATCATCTCCGAGGTTTTTATCAGTTTCTTTGTAACACAAACACGTTTTCTCATACGGTTCAGTTTCACCAAAACGCACGAGTGATATAGCAATTTGAAAACATGCATCGTCCCGCACGTTAGGGCTTGGAAACTTTCCAGTCGAACTATAACATTCGATATCAACCGACGCTATCACAAAGGGTGCAGATTCGGGTTTATCTACAGGTTTCAGGTCTTTCCAGGACTTACAGTACAAATCAATATCCACATTTGCAAAGTCGGCACGCTCACAACCATCACCCGTATCCACCCAACCCGTAGATTGGATATTAGATCTGTGCATGAATCTCAGAACAGGATCTAGGTTCGCTTCGTATAATCGTAACTGACTCACGTGCAATGTTCTATCAATATCGGTGTCTAGTTTTTCCAGGGTTTTTCTCAGCACCACCACCTCGTGTACAGCCCGATTTTTTGCCGCTTCATCGTTCTGTTTTTCTACAGATGACTCAGTTAGTAATAGTTTGTGATCTATTTCTTTCCGTTCCCGTTCTAATTTTTTAAGTGATGCATGAGTTGTTCTCCTCAACTTACTACTTATAAATCGTCGCGATTGAAGATCTTTGCAGGTTATCTGTATAAACGTTCTGGATTCTCCATTCTGAAACCCTTCTATATCTTTAGACCTCAGGGATCCACAGTTTACAATATCCGGACACGTGTCTTTAACGTAATCGATCACTTTCTTAGTGTCGAGTGTATCAGGAAGCTTCATGAAAAAGTAGGGTTTAAACGGCGTCGTCACACAGACGGAGTGACCATCTTGAGTCCTTCCAAACATCCTGATTAAATGCTGCTCATCTTCGTCACGTGCATCCCATGTCAGGACTTGAAATTGTACCATACTTCGTTATAGAGCTAAATTTTTAATATCATATATTAGTAAAATGTCAGCTGCTTTGATTGACCTCGTGTCTAAGGGTGCCCAGGATGTCTTCATCACTGGCACGCCTCAAGTTTCATTTTTCCACCAAAATTATAAGAGACATACCAATTTTGCGCTCAAGCCGGAACGTCTCGATTACGTGGGAACCTTTGCCGCTGGTAATGAAGTCGTGGTTCCTCTGCGCACTAAGGGTGACCTGTTAAGTTACGTCTGGGTTGAGGCCACAAACATCGGGAGCGGTGGTGCGAACGCCACCGGTTTCTTTAGCACCGATGACACCAGCACGACCGAGTTTTCTCTTTGGATTGGTGGTCAAGAAGTGTGCCGCCTCGACGCCCTTTTCATTCAGGGTGTCCACAATTTACTCTACAAGCAGGATAGCGCCAAGGCCTCTTGCGCCGTGACTCTTGATGAGGTTTCCGACAACGCCAAGGGAACTAGTACGGCTGCCGATCATTATATCATCCCTTTCTTTTTCTCCGAGGATTGGACTAAATCTCTTCCTCTCACCGCACTCCAGTTCCATCAGGTCGAATTACGTATTAAGTGCCGTAATGGTGGTACGCCTTTTGTCCCAGGGTCCACTCCCAAGGTCTACGGGACGTACGTGTACCTCGATACCGAGGAGCGTCAGATGGTCGTCGAGCATGAACATGAGATCCTCATCACCCAGACTCAGTTTCAACCCATGTCCAAGGATGATGTTGACATCGATCTCACCTACTTCAACCACCCCTCCAAGGCTGTCCACGTCGTCTCTTCCGAGGCTGATAACGGTCAATGGAATGCTAACTTTACGTTCGACCGGGCTTCTCTCTACATTAACGGTACTACCCTGTTCGAAGAAATGTCTCCCGTTTACCATCACAACGTCGTTCCGGAGATGCACTGCACATCCCTCCCTTCGTCGACTCTCAGCACCGTGTCTACGTTCACGTGGCCTTTCTGCTTAAAATTGAATGCCTCACAGCCTTCGGGGTCGCTAAATTTCAGTAGGATTGATAACGCGAAGCTGAACCTCACGGGTACGGGTGTCAGGAATGGAAACATTGTGCGTGCGTATACAGTCAATTACAACATATTAAAGATAAAAGACGGTATGGCAGGAGTTGCTTTTGCTAACTAAATAGTCGTGTTAAGTTTTTTATTTATGTTTAACCAGAAGAACCAAAACCGCGTGTACCGCGTTCGGTAGACACGATTTCGTCTACAATCTCGATTGCAGGGGTTTCACACCTCTCTACTATAAGCTGGGCGATCTTATCCCCAGGTTTAATATGAAACGTTTCATCTCCATGATTAAACAGGATCACCTTGAGTTCACCTGTATAATCAGGGTCAATAACACCAGCACCAGTTTGAATGCCGTTCTTAACAGCGAGACCGGAGCGAGGAGCGATGCGACCGTAGCAACCGATGGGAACTGTAGCAGCGATTCCAGTGCTCACTATACCCCTAGCTAAAACGGGAAGTTCGACGTCGACGATACTGTAAAGGTCGTATCCAACAGAAGCACTCGATCCAGATCGCTCGGGAATAATAGCGTCAGGTGAAAGGCGTTTGATAAGTAGCTTAGACTCCATCTTTGTCAGTACACGCGGGATAACTTTAAATGTCTGCATATAACAAATGGATGGTATACTCGTTGCCTTATTAATGATATTTACGACACTTATATTCGGATTCATATATGCGAATATGTTCGACCCAGAAGAGTTTGGATTTACAGAATCTTCCACCGATCCATGGTACTTCGCATTTACAACGATGAGGACAGTTGGGTACGGTGACTTTAGCCCGAAAACTGACCGGGCTAAGAGGATGGTCATGTTCCATCATGCACTTCTTATCATGGAGGTCGGCGTTTTCATGACGTGGATGGCGAAGAAAATGTACAAACCTCGTAACATGAATCTTAAAGTGGTATAAAAAGTACTCGCATTAAATATGTAAGATGAACCCAATACGCATTGGTCCAGCGTTAAGGCGCATAACCCTTTTACAAAATCATATACGACCACAATCCACTAATAGTCTTTCAGAGGATCTACTATTCGACGATAAACGCGCAAAAAGACATTTATACGACATATTGCCCGACGACGCCCCAGAATACCCGAATGCGTACGGTATGGAAATTCGCGTCGATCACGATGCGCGGACTGTTCGTTTCAAGACAGAAACAATGTCTGTGTACGAGAAGATAACCGTATTTATGTTTCAAAAACAAAAATTACGATACATGTATCCCGATTATCAATTTACAGAAAAACACATTTAATATTATATCAGGGAAGTATATGTGTTTAGACTTTTTATTTAAAAAACGTTATAAGAGACTACCAGATGCATACACACATCCCTTCGACTGTTCGTGTGAATTATGTGGCTCTGTATTCTCCGATATGCAGGGTTTGATAAACCACATGGGATACCATTCAACGGAACAAATTAACACTTGCATTAACAGGGGACATAGTACTGTTCGTTGTAACACGTGTTGGTCTACCTTTAACACGGTCGCTTCGATGGAACGTCATTCGTGTGCACAGAAGAGAGATCCAGTCATTAGCGGACTTTCTCCTATCATGAGTCGTTCCAATAGTTTGGAATCTATTGTTATTCACGATGATTCCCCGGTTTAGGTGCAACAGACCAATTACCATCTATGAGAGACTGACGAATTTCCCAATCTGTTAGTTTTACAGTTCTCATGGGTGGAGTAATGAGTGCCCCTTTATTCACGACCCTGCAACGATACCCCCCAACCGTACACGCGTGGTCGAGTTCAAATCTTGATGCATATTGAATATAAGGTGAATAGGAGTCCATATCAGCTTCTAGGAGCGTTTTGTACCTATACGCGTCGTCAAATGTTACGAACGCTACGATAAAATGTTGAGGGATATCATTTGCATCTCTATCAGTAATGGAATAAATTCCTTCTTCATGTCCAGCTTTATGAAATGCTATGACATGAAAAAGATCGTGATTAGAAACTTTTTCGAGCACTGTACTGTTGCTATAATCGAGTGCGTAGTAACTCTTGGCTGCGGATTTTTTAACCTTAGGCTTGAAGCGGAAGGGGGTGGGTTGGAAGGCGGGTTGTCTGAGTGCGAACATCTTTACTTGAGTATTACAAAATTACGTCACGACTTAAGTTCATTTTAATGCATCTAAAGTATAGAAACGTTTAAATATCAATGTATAAATCTGTTCTCGGATTTATCGAAGATGAAGCTGTATGCATGACGTATAACGGACCTAACACGTACGGAGTTACTTCTCATCCTCAGTCTTCTCAAAAGCCTCGTCACCGAACGTATCTTGAAGCAGTTGTATCATTTCTTCGGAAGTTTTGAGCGATGACTGAGATGAACGAAGATTCCATTTAGCGAGTCTCTCAAGTTTTGTGTTCACTTGTTTATACCTCTCGATCTCGATTTCCATCTCCCTAATTCTCTCAGCCCCTTTACTGAGTGCTCTGTTTGCGATTTCTTCTTGTGAGGGATGTGAATACACGTGTTGACGCCAGTGTCTATCGCGCTTCTTATTGTTATTTGCGGCCTTTGCTATCCGAGCTTTTGCCTGCTCAGTGGGGGTCTCAAAAACTGGAACACGGGGCGGTACCTTAGAACACGTGATGGTAAACATTTTGTATTTATTCAACGGCTCTACGCTTTAATACTTATGAACAGGCTTATAGAATTAAATGTATATAGTATTACAAAGGATGGCGATCGATAAGACTAAAAAGGATAAACTCACCGACTCTGAAAAGAAGAAAATCAAACAGGAAAATAAGGCGAAGGCCAACCCCCAGAAGGCTGCCGAGAAGAAGGAGAAGAACGACGCGTGTCGTGAGAAGAGAAAGGAGGAGGGAACCACCAAGTCCTTCGCTTAATACCCCCTTACCCACGTTTGCATTTTACCTACACTCCACACGAGACTCATGATCGCCGTAGCGTTTTTAACAGTCTCGTCTAGAGAGTTCATTTTGTTTAGTTTATATTATTTAGGAATTTACTTAAGTACCCCTGCGCAAGCTTTTACTCACCGCACTACCCGCAGCTCTTAAGGGTGTGCGACGAGAAGCCGAGCGAGTACCAGCCGAAGCAGGTGCGTTGCGACGCGAGCGAGCCGCACTCTCTGCTCGTGTCTCTGGTATGGGTGTTAACGCATCCCTCATAGACCTAGGAGGTCTGGGGGAATTTTGTGCAGCTGAAATTCGTCGCTGAGCGAGGCGGAAAGGATTTGGTGGAAGCGGTGTTCTTCGTGTAGCCGGTTTCGGGGGGGATTTTTTACTAATATTCATCTTCATATTGCTCGGTGATTTATTCATTTTAAATGGTGACTTGACCGGTGACTTGACCGGTGCAGGTGCTGGCGCGGGTGTGACGCCTCGCGTACTCACGGCTCGTCTCTCCGCAGTTTCCTTTCGCTTTTTTTCACGATTATTCGCGTTTTGACGTTTCTGATTTAATTCTTCTTGTCTACGTTGAATACGTGTTTCAGCAGCTTTCTCCTTTCTCCGTTCCTTGGCCGCTGCTTGCATTTTCGTATTTTTAAGTTTTTTAACTCTGAGTCTTGCTTCCTTCACGCGTCTCTTTCTTCGTTTTATATCATCCCCAGTCTCTATACACCCAACGCCATTTGGGATTTCTCCCCATGATAAAATTCTTTTACTCGCTGGATCTAAAACACCCACATTATGAAACACGCTATATTTAGCTAAACAATCTGGTAAACTACCAAACATCATATCTATAACCAAACACGCACTCTCCGAATCAAGTCTTTGGCATAAAGGATTCGTTGGTGCGTTGGAGTGTAGACCACGGTTGTATAGGGGACTATTATCAGAAGCTATAGCAATGAGTATATCTCTAGATAAATCTTCACACGCTTTTATGAGTGACCCAGAGTCTGATCCAAATAGACTCGTCACGAAATATAAAAATCGCCCCACTTTTATGTCGGGTTTCAATTCCGTGCGTCCATTGACCCCTTTTACGATACTTTTTAACGAGTTACCGTATCCGCTACTAACTTTACGGTAGATATCAGTTCCCAATAATCTCACAAGCGTTTTATGCGCTGTTTTTGTATTAGAAACATTATTCAGGTTTATAGTATTCACCTTTCTCGCCTTAAAACGTTCACGATTATTCTGAGTACCGAACAAGGACCCACCGTTTCCATTACCACCTTTACCACCCGAACGGTCGGAAGGTTTGAAATCGTGAAACGTATCCACTATTGCAAAGAACGCTTCAACAACTGGTATATTTGATCGCCCGGGGTAGCTGAAAATCCAATAAAATAATATCAAGGCTCTCACGTCATTACTAGATACAAGGCGACGATCGAACAACTTTTCGGTATCGAGATACCACTCAATTTTATCCATTTTATATATGATATTCTCTTCACCCAATGAAAGCATACCCATAGACGAAACGGTGTAACCCAGTCTCGGTTCAGTTAATTTTTGCACCAGGTATTTTCGTATTCTTGAGTTATCCCCTTCGGGTATAAGATGCAATTTTTGACCCGTACTTTCTTGGAATAACGTCGGAACTCGACGAATGACGGAAGCCATGGCCGCTGGACGATCACCGGTTACGAAATAAGCTGTATTGTACATGGTGCGATTTGATAATTCACCGTCGAATAAACTCATGTAGGCCTCTTCTAACGAGACATTCCTTTCGTTTACAGCGTCTAAAACATTCACATTATTTGGGCGCGTGAGATACAACTCACCATTACCCGTAACCTTAGACACTAACAAAAACTGAAAATAATCGAGTAATCTTTTGTATTCTAACGGACTTCCACGAACCTTCACATCCTTAGCAGATCTCGAAATATTGGAAAGTAAATTAGCCAATTCTGCAACAGACGGAGCTTCACCGCTTAAGGGTTTAAATCGACCTAAACGATAACCATGTGTATTATTGAAAAGTAAACCAACGGATTCACCAGTTTGATAACTTCTATGGAAATTACTGTTACGTCTAGTCTCTAAAATCTTAAAACCAGCGTTACCTGTGACCAATTGAGTAATAGCTTTACTTTTATCCATTCCCCAATTACTCTTGACAATAATGGAGGGGTGTGTCATATCAGACGTTTGTGATATCGTGTGACTGGCAAATGGACTACTGTACGTTACATCGTTATCGAAAAAGTATCCTGAAGGGGTTTCTTTTATAACGACGAAAATGGGTTTTTCTGAGCACTTGGAACCCATTCTACTTAATACTCAGAAATTATAATTTGGGAAGACGATTATAAAGGGGGCGGGAGGTTGATGCATTGATACGCTTACAATTTTTTACGATAGTCTCAAACGTCTTGGACCAGAATATCTGATCTGAATCAGAAACTGTACCTGTCATATTATCTATCTTCGCATACAGTTCAGAACTACTCGTGTTATTAGTGATAACCCCTGCGATCTGATCTATAGAAAACAATAGGAGTATAACGTACTTCCAGAATACACGATTATCTAAACCCGGACGCATTTCATATGCAAACGTAAGGTATGTATTCACGAGCTGTTCGCGCTTAGACTTGATATCCAGCTTATTATTCAACATTCTACCAATCGCTGCATTCTGCGTAATTTTGGGTGAAGCAGTCTTGGGTGTAGTACCAGTCTTAGTAATAGTTACCGTTCGAGACATCTATTATCACCTGAGATTTTATTCCATAAACTTCTGGGGTAGCTTCTTATACAAGTCCGCCCAACTCAAAACACTTATGTCGTCTCTCGTACACCATTCATATTCCTCACCGTTATACCCTGCAAAGTGAAAAGCGTCCATGTTCCAGTGTTTACATATACCACACGTCGTATCATTATCATCTATGATAGTATCGAGATTAAGGGCGTGACATATATCGTATTTCTGTATTTCATAAGTCGTAAAACTATTCGTCAAAATAACATCATCAAATACACCCGGAAAATGAAAATTTAACCAGTCTTCAGTTTTCTCTCTAACACAATCGTGACGACCAGTGACGACATACATCTTATCTACGTACGGTCGCATGAGTCGAAGAACTGCCTGAGAAGAATCGATAGGCTGGAGTGCCTCGAAAACCTCTGAATCATAAAATTCTCTTACCATCTTCCGGGATTGGGGTTCTGTTATTTCAAACATTTCTCGGTACACGTATCTACATTTTTCAGTTGGCATTTTTAGCTTTTTAAACTTAGCCATGGGTCTAACAAACGGTACGAGAACTTCATCAACGTCAATAGCAATTCGATTCATTTACATATTTATAACAATTTATTCATAGTCTCTAATCGCAATCCCGATCGGGAACCTGGGAACATTCTTATCTGTCAGGTTTTGGAACCGCACGGTGAGCATCTTACCGATGAACTGATCCCTATTCGCGTACTTGTACTCGCGATCCTCCAATGTACCCTCGGGACGAGCACTGAAGACCTTACCTTCCCCCGTCTTACAGGTCCAAACGACACAGTTTGCATCTCGACCGTGACCAGTCGTGGCCCCGATAATCTCATATTCTTCCGTCTGGAAATCCTTGTGCTTGAGAAGATAGTTGCTTCGCTGTCCAACTTCGTATACACTGAAGCGATCACGAATCATGGTACCCTCGTGGCCTTCTGCAACGTGTTTCTTATGCATGAGAGGAAGATCCTTCTTAGATTTTACGAGCGTCGTTTTGACATATTCGTAATGAGGATTGTAGATAGAATCTTTGACGTACTCCCATCGTTGCTCGAACGTCATCTTGTCTCGAGCGAGTGCTTCGGCTCTGAGATCAAAGAAATCGAACACGTGGAACTTGAGCTTCAGGGGGTCAGTCTTGAACGTGCTCGTAAGTTCCTCGAATGTAAGATTGGGGTCAAACGCCTCTCCGTCGACGTATTGACCAACCTCGAGTCCCTTACCAAGAACCTCAGTTCCGGGGATGATCTTACCGGTTCTCGAGATACCACCATCTTTAGAAACCAGCAGACGAACACCGTCGAGCTTGGGTTGCACGTAAAATGGTTCGGAGATGTACTTCTTGCGATCTTCCCATTTGTTCGCCAACATAGGAAGAACCGTGGTAGCCTTAGTGTTTGCATTCTTCCACATGGTCTTCGCACGCTTCGTCGCACTCTCGAAACCGAGGGGTACTTCAGTCATGGATGTAACTTCCTTGCCCCCAACATGACCAGTTGCCTTGACGATGCACCAGACACCGTTGATTTCTTCGACACGAATGTCGAGGTAGCGCTTCTTGTTGTTTTTATCGGTAGTAAAAATTGTATTCATATTAGTAGTAGGAATGATACCAGTAGTAAATTATCAAAGGATGGAGCGACTTAAGCCTCCTCCGTTAACGACGGTTCCCTTAAATATGAATACAATCAGTGTTGGGATGATCATCTTAGGTGTAATTTTTTTATATAAGCGATTTCTTGATGTTACGAGGCGTCGTGAACGATCCCGTAGTTGAGACAGTCCTCGTAGTTGAGATAGATATCTTTGCTCATGAATTCGTTTAGTGTTTCTTTAGGAATCTCGGTTTCTGATCTGTAGATTCCCTTTATAGTTTTCATGATTTTTTTGCATGTTTTCATCTCGTCTTTGAATTCATTATATTTTCCAAAGAACCCACTCGAGAGCTGGTGAATCAACACGAATGAATGTCGGCTCATGAGCCTCTTCTTCCCTCCGAGAAGTAAAAAGGTGGCGGCGCTACAACAGTTACCCTCAGCTATGCACGTCACGTTAACCCGTGCAGATCTGAGAGTATCCATAGCACTTAACCCTGAAAATACGTCACCCCCTTCACTATGAATATGAACTTGAATGGTAGGTGTGTACCCAGGAAGCTCGATCGCTTTTTTAAGTAAGTCAATTTCCAACTTTTTAAACTCTTCTACGAACGTCAGTATACTTTCGCGGTCTATAGACCCATAGTAATAAATGTCACAGCCTACCACGCGGACAATATCGTCGCCGAGAGTCTCGTCTTCACTGTCGGAGTTACTCATTGACTACATTACGCAGCTTCTTTTTAACTTTTGCAACTTCAGATGGTTTCAATTTGTTGCCAAGTGCGAGATGATTCATGATGTCAAAATCGAGAGGTGTGAGTTTGTATTCGATTAAAGGATCTAGATCTCCGGCGATCGCATATTTACGTATTAATCCCAGTTCTTCTACCCCTAATTTCGTCGTGTGCCGCCCTTGAATAATTTTGAGTTTATTATGCCGCATCTTATAATTACCGTATTTAGTCCACGTGCTACCGGGTTGTATATTTTCTGGTTTCAGTGACTCCCCTAGATTATATTTGGGTACGGCCATTCCACAAGATACGTAGTATTGCATGTAATTCCATTCACCCTTATACATCGCGGAGTCATAAATATCTGCGAGTGATAACGAATCTGCGATTGGTACGACGTTGGTATCTTTTGAATGTAGATAATTCCCGTGGATAACATCCACCACGTGACCGTGTTCGTGTACCGTTTGACTCGTATCAAATCCATTACCTTTACGACATAGGATGTCGATAACTATATCCTTCGACGTCTTAAAAATATCCTTTTCGTCTGAGAAATTCATATAATCGTAAAAGTTTCGTATATTCCCCTGACATTTATCAGCGGCGGGACGCGCTCTAGGGTTATTGCACTCCAGTGAGAATATCGCATCCGGGGAGCGTTTTGGTACGATTATGAGTTTGAAATTTGGTAACATGTGAATAGACGTAGACGTTACAACCACCGACCCTTTCGTAAGCTTCTCGTTCATATCAGAAATCTTATCTATGACCTGCTTATGACCGTATACACTGGAATCGTACCCATCTATCAATATATGGTACGACGTGTCTCCTATCAAGTTCAAAAAGGTACTCTTCTTTTGAAAAAGTTCCGAATGTAACTCTATTGTATTACTCGCATTAAGTAAACAGTCTACTATAAACGTTTTTCCGGAACCAATGGGTCCGCATATGAATACATTTTCCCCTTGTGCCAGGTATTTTTCCAACAGGGAAATTTCTTTTTCATGGAGCGTCGGTGGTCGCTCCTTTTTTTGTGGGATTATTTTAATGAAGGAGTCCATGACCGATGAGTTTACTGATCAAGCTTTAGATATTTTTTTGGAAAGTGATACACTTCAGACAAGGATCGTAGAACCTATCAAGAGAAAGGTTTTTCCTTATTTGATATGCATCGGACTCTTTAATCTGATACTACTTATAATGTTAGCGTACGTAGCTAGGAAGATTTCGATCCATCGATAATCACCTCAACGTCTGTATTGATAGGAGTAGATTCACCTGTTCGCATAGCTCCAAGCTCTTTTTGTAATTCGAAGCGCATTTCATCTTCTGAAATGAACATATCGATAGGCTGGATATGCATGATCTCCGGTTTAAAAAATTCAGAATCATCTGGGAACTGTTTTTCGAAAGCTTGAATGATAGCATACGGGAGAGGTGGAGACTGCTCGATGAGTCTATCATATTCAGCTCTACACGATTCTATCATAGCAGAACCATCACAAGAACGTTCTTGAATAGGAAGAGAAAGCTCTAACCGAATTGTACGCGAAAGCTTACCGTATTGCAATGACGCGACTCTACATCCTTCCATCATCTCGTTAATTTTTAGAAATTGCATAATAGTGGCAATTATACCAGCTATGAGATTAAGACCACCAATCATAGCAGGCGCTGAACTTCTCATGTTTTCAGGAAAAGATGATTGCGCAAAATTGGCTGTGCCGGTAACCGTCGATAATATGATGACCGGTAAAGTAAAACGCATACTCTGCTTTTTGAATACTAAATACGCGTGGTTGTGCATATATCTATAACACGCAGACGCCTCACCCCATGTTTTCAATATCTTTTCCTGTGAAGGATGCCAAATTCGCTTTACCTTATCTTTGGACTGGGTCTTTTTCTTTTCTTTGTCCATACTAATAGAGATGAATATTATATTTTTCGTTCACGTCCTTCTGTTTCTCACGATGATAGTGATACCTTTCGTTGGAGATGAAGTGACTCTATCTCTTTACTCACTCATCATACCTTTCCTCTTTTTTCATTGGGCGACAAACGACGATACGTGCGCACTTACAGAGATTGAAATGAAACTCACAGGGAACAAAAAAGAAGATACGTTTTTTGGGAGATTAATTGGACCCATATATAAACTTGACAATACTACATCCGGTCTTATTCCTAAATTTTTGTTTCTGGCATTATGGTTATTCGTTCAACATAAATTGAAAAGAATACCATACGCAGAACGGGTCGACCTTTCCGGAATCTTTTCTAAGTTATATAAATGAAGAAAGGAAAGTCGAATACCACCGGTTTACTTATAATGCTCGTACTTGTCGTAACAATCTTTTATCTCATCACAAAGTTACAAGATCCCAAGGTCATTAAAGTACCCGTCCATACACCTATGATACCCCCGCGACGTCCTATCGCGAGTGTGCGTCGCGCACCTGAATATAGAGATCCCCCTATTAAGATGTACAAACCCGGAAACGTTCAACAGATGGGTGTTCTTCTAGGTGAAAACGAAGAGACGCTTCCATTGTATGGTAAAGAAGTGCGAGGACGTAGAGATCAATATCATTATTACACATCAACTCCCGGGGATCAGATATACTCTGTGCCGGTAACGATCGGGGAAAGAGATTGTATGGATGATCTGGGATGTAAAGAGATATACGGCAACGAATCCGTTAATGTATTAGGCAAGGCAGCATCGTATCAGGCTAAACTTTATAGAACCGATCACTTTTTTTAATCTCGGTATATAGAAATGGCTGACGTAAGAACAAAAGCTCGTGGAAAGGGTATTCGTTTAACTCGAGACAACCAAGGTAAACGCGTAAAAAAGACGAACGAGGCTTTACGAAAGGAGATTAACTTACGCAATTTAGCTGCAATGAAAAATCGCGTAACTCAAGCTGCCGCTACTATGCGCACGTGTAGACAACTCGTTAAGAATAGGTGTACATGCGCTACAAAAAAATCAAGTCCTATGATGAGACGGGCTCCACCTCCCCCCCCTCCACCTATGAGGCGTCCTATTATGGCGCGCGCGGTAGCACGTGGTCCCGCAATGCCCCCGAATCTTATATCACAACTTAAGAAGAACCTGAACCGCCGTGGTCTTAGACAAATCGCAAACCGAAACGCGAGGACATCAGTCGCTTAGCTCCAGGCATACTAGGTTTTGACCACAGTAACCATCTAGACCAAAATCCAGCAGTTTTTAAACCGGATTTAGTCCATGTTTCACCCATACGTCCATGCCGTGCGAGATATCTCTTCATACGCGATGGATCCTTGTGAATAGTGTAATCCGAGTACCCCGCGCCACCGAAATCCACGCGCGAACCATCCTCGAAAGTGGCTCTGTATTTTTTTTCAGGATTTGGACTCTTTCTGAGTGTTACCTTCATTACTATGAGCGAAGAAAATTTTGAGATTTCTTTTCGTGTATATATTAAATGTCGGTATACATCTGGATATCGATCATACTTTGGATATTGTTTATATTAGGTGGTCATGCCTTACGCGATCCACCTGACAAATATGATTATCCGTCTATACCCATAGAGAAGATGGATATATACACAACACCTGTAGATGTCAGGAAAGAATGGGCGCGTCAGGAAGAGTCGAAACCAAAGAAACCGGAATACACTTTCAGCCCAGATTCACAAAACCACTTCGCAACTTTTTAATATAACATGATAATAACATGCAAACAGTTATACTGGGTGTGGGTTTATTGGGACTTACTTTAATAGGTACGTTTAATTCGAGTAAAGATTTAAATCGCGTCCCCTCTATACCTCTCATAGCCGGCGAAACGAGTTGGGAATACGATTCTGAAGACGATCCCAATGAAGATATCATAAAACGCGCGCTACAACATAGACAAGACCACCCCACATTGATTAGTGGACCGAGTTTATATTTCCCACTTACAGATATTAAAAAAGATAAATCATTGCGTATAAAATTTATAAACTTATTGGATAAACGTGTGAAATTTACGATACACACGGTCTCGTGGTCAAGATGGTTTTTGAGTACGTTTAAGTGTATGATACCCACTCCAGTTGGTAGCATAGGTATCGAAGGTGATCTAGAGAGAGATACGCTAAAAGACAACGAAGTTAGATTGGCGCCAATCACGAAACTGAAGCGACGCTTACCGGATATTTGTGAGTTTTCTATACCCAGTAAAAGGGTTTACGTTTCAATGTACGTCGATGGAATGCCCGTGTTCGTAGATCGCAAAATGAAAACATACGATACGTTTATCTGTAGATCGCACACGGGAGACCGTGTATAAAGAATAGACATCATATTAAACTATGGATCAAGAAATTACAGACCTCATTAACCACCTTCACGATCTTCGTGAAGAATGGCACGAAATTGAAGACGAACACAGACTAGTTTTGAATGATACCATACAGGTTTCACGAGAGGCACAGGCTTTAAAGGTCATGCTAGGTCTTTCGTGGGTTGTAAATGGTATATTTGCGTGGATTTTCATGGACACAACAACAGGCGAAACTCTTACCATTGAACCTATGCAGTTTAATCATACATAAAGAACATCTACTAAGTAAATACAAATGAATGTGAAAGAAGATGTTACATTTATATCGTTGCCATACAACGAACGTGTTAAAATTTATAACGAACGGAAAAAATGTGCAACCGAAAAAGCTATGAATAGTGAAAAGATTCATTATAAATCTACTAGCGACCCCGAGAGGTTCAAAGAGTATCTCGAGAAGCGACTCGAATTATGGGACTCTCTTAAATCGAACGTGATCGAAAACGGACGATTTAAGAAAGGGTTTACCAGCAGGTACCACGAGAAGATGTACGACAAGACCAATGAGATCATACAGAATCTAACCTGTTAAGCTCGTCGTCTTGGTACGACATATCTTTACTTTTCCTTCTGTTTATATTTGAAAAAGCTCCTAACCATCTATTAACAGCTCGTTTTGAAGCGATAACAGAATTTGTTTCATCGTTCACAACGATACTGAGTCCATTGCACACATCTGGTTTATTGGGTTTATTGGGAAACTGAACTTGAAATGCCTGTATAGAAACTGCGGGGATGTCGGGGGCTTCATCTAATAAACGATCATAATCTTCCCTACACTTCATCATGAATTCGACCACATTTACCCTATGCTTTATATCTAATGACAGTTCCATATCAATATTTCTATAGAATTTGGACCATTGTATACACATAACAGAGTGCCCTTCTGAAAGACTTAAACTCTGACTAAACTTTGAGATACTCGTCATAATCCCCCCTAGCACATTTAGGAAAGCGAAAAAATACTGGACGACCATAATACGCGTTCTAGTATCGTTACTTGTATTAGTGTTACCACTCGGATTTAATACTGCAAAGCCGCCGACACCTGTTATTGACGCAATAATAATCGACGGATAAGCCAAATAGTCATTTTGCTTCTTATAACATAGACGGGAGTGGTTATGGAGCCACCTATACCCGGCGGCCTTCTCCGCCCAGCGTATTAGTAATTTTTCTTGTTTTTCACACCATAAACAGTTTACCTGTTCATCTAGTGAAATTTTATCAGACATGGCCTGTGCTTATGTTATGTTCAGATTATTCTGAAATTCTTGGGCAGTTGAACGCGCCAATTTATCTACAAGTTCATTTTGCACATTTCCATTATGGGCTTTTATCCATCGCCATTCTACAATTTTTATAGACTGAACAAGTGTATCGAGAGTTTTCCATAGTTCTTTATTTTTTACCGCGGACCCAGATGCAGTGCGCCATCCGTTACGCTTCCAATTTTTTATCCACGAAGTGATTCCATTTTTCGTATAATTGCTATCCGTAAAAATACATACTTCGTTAATACCACACTTTTTAATGTGTTCCAACCCTCTTATTATCGCTGTCATTTCCATAATATTATTAGTAGTTTCTCGAGATCCACCGGTTAGTTTAAAATCTCGCGAAATGACGCCCCACCCCCCGGGTCCCGGGTTTCCGAGGCAGCTACCATCCGTGTAAATCTCCAACATATTCTTACTTATCGTTTATCTTTTATATTGTTAGGAGTGGAAGGATATTCCGAAGCTCGTTTTGGTGTTTTGCATATCGTATCTCCACAGTGATCTCTATTTTGATACACAGAATTTATGGATGCCGACATCTCACTACAATTTTTAAGTGACCACCGGCCGAGCACAGGTTTTTCCACTTTTAACAACATGTCAATCAATTTCTTAATCATACTTTAAAAACGTGTTTATCTTTTATACTTCAATAAGTGTATGCTGTCCAAAAAAGTTGCGCTGTGCCATAATAAATGACATCGAAGTTTTCTGTTGATGTATAAAGTCGTATTGAATAACGGCCGCCTGTACAGCTGGACACGGCACACCCGCGGTCATACAATGTAACACAAAAATTCGCGCATCTAGAATATGTTTATCCATAATATCGTATAGGTCTTCCGCGATAAGAGGGCATTCGATGATGGTACCACTGGACCACGCATTAACCACGCTCTGTTTATGAGTATTACGCGTTTTCATGAGATCAAACCCCTCTAAAAGAGAAGCAGCGAATGTAAATCGCAGTGTATTCATTCCACAAATGGGTGCAAACACAGAAGTCGAGTGTTGCTTGGTTTGAATAGACTTTATGTATCTACTCGTAATTCTAGTATTAACAGCTGAATTAATAACAGGTGTAGGAATTTCATATTCTAAACCAGCTCGAGAACACCATAACCCAGTATTATTCATTTCTGCGACATCAGAAATCTTATCCATCTCGTATTGCTCGAGTACTTTCAAAGCTGATCGCACAATATACCCATCCATATCTGTACCGATAGCCCTTTCTAGACTAGCTTTCATACGTGTATCGTCATGGCCGCAATAGGAATATAAATCTGCTACAGCCTGTAACATTCCATATTCCACCCCGTTATGAACCATATTCGTAAAATGTCCAACACCGAAATCTTCTCCCATATACGTGTGTCTGTTAGATATCTTTTCAAGGATAGGCTTAGTCATCTCGTATGCATGCTTAGTTCCACCTATCATAAAAGCTGGACCTTCGCGAGCACCGGCTGGACCACCGGAAAGTCCGGTCCCTAAATAATTTACCATTCGAACCTTGCATTTAGACCCACGGGTTCTGGAGACCCTGTAGAATTCGTTTGAACAGTCTATGATTGTATCATTAGGTCTCAAATGTTTCAGTAGAATTTTAACAGTATCATCCGTTGCATCCCCGTAAGGAAGAGCTGTAAAGATAACACGCGGCCATTTCATAGCATCGACCATTTCACTGATGGACTCATGTCCAAACACGTTCTCAGATTGTTCTTCCAATGCGATAACCTTAGAGTGCGTCTTGTTATACACGTGCAATTTCTGCTTCTCTTGAATGTTAAGTGCGAGATTTTTTCCGATAGAACCCAATCCGATTACACCCAAAGAACTTGTCATTATGTTATATTATAGGTCTATTTATTTAAGTTGTTTAAATCTAGATCTATCATATAACATAAATACAGTTTGTACACGTGCGGGATGACGAGAATGCTTCTTGTACGTCCGACCGGTCGGACACCTTACGAAATTTGGAACAAAAAAAAGCGTTACAAAAAGTCGGGGGAGTCAAAAATGTATTGAACCTTCATTTTTAAAAAATGTGTAAGAACAATTTTTAAAAGTGAATTATTAATATTTATGAAATACTTCGTATGAGTATTTAGTTAGAGAAGGCAAGACCGCCCATACCCGATTGGATGCGGAGGACGTTGTAGTTCACGGCGAACATGTTAAGGTTCGTCGCGGTGGTGCCAGCCTTGGTCTTGATAGCGACCTGAGCGTTATCTATTCGCGAAAAATTGCAGGTACCGGTCGGTTGATGCTCCTCGGGTTTAAGGGCGAATGAATATGCGTACACACCGGGCACGGGGGAACCGGAGTGGTGCTGGAAGGGCTGCACGGAATTGAAGTACTTGCCATCCTGCTCCTTAAAACGGTCCTGGCCGTTGAGAACAAGCTTGAAGGTCTCGATGGGACCGGCGGCCTCCTCA